TTCTACTATCTAGAATAATACCAAATACGGTTATTCTACTATCTAGAATAATACCAAATACGGTTATTCTACTATCTAGAATAATACCAAATACGGTTATTCTACTATCTAGAATAATACCAATATGTTCCTTGGGTTACTAATCCAAACAATATTCCTCCCCATAGCGTATCTAAAGCGACCGTCATATATTCCCATTTCTTAAATATTGCTTTATTTGTAAACTCGAAAACTCCGTAAACTAATGCACCCAATAAAAATGCTTCCCCTACAGGACGATGTGGTCGAATAATGAAGTAACATATTAAAATACATAGAGAGACATAAGACATAATAAACCCGAAATAATTCGGTTGTAGAATTACGCGCTGGACGTTAATAATCTGATTCTGGAATATCTCTTTATTTAACCATAGAAAACCTGCGTCCAATAAAATAAATAATATACATGCAAAAATGTATCTCTCAAACATTCTTTATTTATTGAGAGATTTTATTATAGAAATCCTATTCTACGAATTTCAATGGATCTATTACTTCTTCTTCCGTTTTTTTATTCATTTCAGTTATTTCGACGGTTTCTCCATTATTATTCGGGACAATCTCTATATTACTAGGAATGGTCTTGGTTACCTTCGTAGTAGTATTTGCTTGTTGCAAGTAATATTGAATAATATCCCACGAATTTGCCATTAATCTTGGAGCAGTATTATACGCAGCACATAATACCAATGTATCCGCACTAGAATATTTTATACTATACCACCAATATGGTGGAACGTATAATACGAATCCTTCTGTTACGTCGAACTCTAAGAATTTAATTTTATCTATATCGTTCATATACTTTTCATTATTCGAGTTCATCCATGCGTCGATCGGACTTCGGAATTCGTATGTTGAAAAATCAGTAATAGGATGTAAATATTTACGACTCTTCCATGGGGTCATTTTTACACTTATTTTTCCCGAAGATACTATATAAAATTGTCGTTCGTCAGTATGGTATCGAAGAGGGGTATATGCTCCTTCAGATCCTTGTAATACATCATATTTCGGCTGAATAGTCCATGCGGGTTTTAAATAAGGATTTAGTTCTTCATATTCTGCGTATAAACCAGATTCTTCAATAAAATCCATATTTCCTTCTGTAATAAAATGCGAGCGTGTATCCGCGAGAGCTAATCTCCTAAATCCATCATATTTTAGAGGAACCGAATCCGCAGAAGCTCCGTTAGTTAATATTAGGTCATTCGTATCGCGAACTCGGATATCGCAAGAGGAATGTTTTAGAAAAGTAGTAGAGTCTAAATCTGTAAATATGTCTGGATTTATTGTTTTAAATTCAAATAAAACTGGTTGTTTCGCATTACATATTTCTTGTAGTTGTATATTTGTCGTATAATCCATCTCATATATTTCTAAGTCTTCACTTTTCTTAAATTGTCCCATTATATGAACATATAAGAATAATATTACAATAAAAATAAAAAAAGTAATATAAAATTCCATGTTTCTTTATGAATAATTGTGCTTTTATTTATTATTTTCCTAAACGCATTCTATTATATTTTTAGAATATAATAATGTAGAATATATATAATAATTTCCACATTATTATATATATATATAGGTAAATATGGATTTTGATAAAGTAACCAAAATTGTAACGAAAAATCCGAAAAAAATTAAGGGAAAAGTTACAAAAAAGGCTGCGGAAGAACTCGAGAGATATCGATTTATTAAATCGGGAAATTTAGCAATTCGTCCAAGAGATGCAGAATATAAAGACGAAGAGCCAGAATTTCAAACCTATTCTCCTAGCTTATTTGTAAAAAATACTTTTACGATTGATCCCGCGTCTCCATTACAACACGTAATTAATATGGGACTTATTATAAAAAAGGATGAAGATGTAATGATAAATCGAGATTCATTTTCGGAATATCAATACTTTAGACCATTACAAGATAAACGTACATATAGAGCCAAAGTTCCTATTAATCATATAAAAAAACCGAAATTAAATGAAAACGACTGTCTTAAATTCGCGGAATCGATGGAACTTGCTATTTTTTCTGGAAATATGGAAACGGTTCAAAACCATTTAACGTCAGAAGAATCCGACCCGGTTTTATGTATAAAAGATACCGAAATTCTTTTTGGAAATTCAGACGAAGAAAATATTGAAATTTATAAAGAACCCGTATTACGAGATAATGACGCAATTCCAATGCCAGGAGAATCATATGCGATTGTTAGACGAGAGATTATGAATTCAGCACCCTATCATATTGCGTTTGTATTATATTGTGATGATGATGTAAACGTTACATTAGAAGCAGAGGCTGATGCGGGTAAAGAATATTTACCTAATTTTGCATTTTATGATATAAATAGCTCCGGATATACGTTTCATCGCCGATGGTCAGGCGAGTTAGACGACGAAGACCGAAAGGAAGCATTATATAGCAATGGAAATACATTTGTATTAAGCTATAATACGAAACCATCAAAAACAATTATACCAGTTAAGTCTACTAAATCTAAAACTAAAAAAAGTATTAACTCTAAAAGAATCAAAACACAACGAAACAAAAATAAAAAGTAATTAACCGTTTTTTCTATATTTCAACTGCAACTTACACCTTTGCACATTTAAAACGCCCATTATAGACGCAAAAAATAAACAAAAGGTAATTGCGGATTTCACGCCACGATATGTTTATCTTCCTCTAAAGGAGTATCACAATCGTTCATATTCTTTGGACTAAAACATTCTGGTCTTCTTTTTCCTGATTGTTGTAATTGCAGTAAAAGTAGAATGTTTTTGGAAGCGTTAATATCTCTATCTATACAGCATAATTTACAATCGTTGAGTTTGCAACGGATTACACTATTGATTTGAGATATTCTCGCTTTTGTTGTCAAATTAATTTTTTAGGTTATTATACTCAATTAAATACCATTTCAATTTTTTACTGCAGAATCACTCAGTATCAGATATCTTTGGAGCTAAATAAAATCGCAATGTAGCATTATCTCCCAACGAATATGAAGCACAAAGTGGATACTCATTGCATACTTTTAATTCGATTTCCTTTGCCAATTTATAAAATGCACATATATTATGTAAATAATTTAAGGCGAAAGATAGACATAACTGTTGCCCCTCATTAATCGAAAACTCGGTTAAATCATCAATATCAATCTCTACACTCATTTTTCCATTCTCTACTCCTCTTGAATATAGAATAATCTTTTCCTCCGAACATTCGATATCCATCGTATCTCCAAATAGCTTTAACTGTGAAACAATATTTGAGAAATTAAGAGATGATAAAGAGAATTCTGCCGCATAATCGATTGGTGGAATCTCAATCTGATCGTTTTCAATATCTACCAATGGTATTTCGAAATGCGTATCATAGATTTTTACGTCGGTTATTTTCGTTTTTTTGTCTGATTCGACTATTGTAGACGACGTAAAATGTATCTCGAGATTATCACTGTTGTTATCTCCGTTATATACGATAGTCAGAATCTGCGATTTATCTTTGGATGCTAATATCTTGGCAAGAATACCAACGTGAATTCCAAGAGTTAGATTTTCGCTACATTCATACTCACTAAACCAAGTGGCCGGAATTTGTAATTCAACTACCGATACGTGAGAATTATCCATTGTTTGAATAGATAGACCTTCCTCTGTAAATCGAATATTTAGTGAATCTGTAAATGTCTTTAAATTCTGGAAAAGTACGACGAAGGAATCGGATTTCACGGATGGATTAATAATAATACGCATAGTTAATTTGTTATAGAATAGTAAATAACAAATTATTTATGTCGATTTTATAGTGAATATTCTATAAATGTTTCTGAGAGATATTTTACAGTATCCTCTTTCTTAAGTAATACTAGTTTTTGAATAACAGTCTTTTCCGTAAATGGTTTGAAAATTGTAATTATCATATCCATTACAGTTGGAGTATTTAAAATACGAAATGTTATCATCAAATCACTATACCTAGTCGATTGGGTTAAACATCTGTTACAAAATTCTTTTACCGCTGGAACATATCGTTCTGCCGCACTAACTGTAAAAGACTCCAGATTATAATTTACTTCGAAATTACCATAATATTTAATTGCATAATCGAATAAATTCATAATATGATCTATTATTCTAGTATAATTATCTCCATTTGCAAATAATTTAAATACTGGATAATCAATTACTATAATATTTGTGTTTGGAATAATATAAACCGTTTTTTCAATTAATAAGTTAATATCTATATTTTCTGAAATATATTTCGCACAATCATCTTTTTGAGATTTCTTAAATAACATATTCTTTGTATTATTCTCAAAATATATTCCTTTTAATTCTTCAACTTTAGATAATATATTTGAAGAATCTACTTTTGACATTTTTATATTAATATAATTTTTATTTTTAATATGTTATTTTTATTATTACATTTTGTAATTACAAAATGTAATATAGTATTTTAATTATCCATCAACTCTTCCTCTTCATTATTTGCAGAATGGACTTCTAGATTATCAGAATTAATACCCTCATCATCATTCGTTGCATTATTTTCTAATACAAATCGTTCATCTTCTATATTATTATCATTTATATGTGTTAATTCAATTCTTTCTTCTAATAATGCTTTATTCACATCCATCGTATATGATTGTAGTTTTAAAACAATATCTTTGAGAGAATTAATCTCTCCAGCTAATATTACGAATTTCTGTTGAAAATCGTCTAATATTTCACTAATATTAGATGGCAATTGTTCATGAATTGAAGCAGATGGTATATCTTGATTATTGACTGATTTTTCTAAACTTGTTAATCTTGTATCAAGTAATGAAATAACTTGTTGTAAGGTTAGGCCTTGTGGCTGTGAAACTGCAACTCCACCATTTGGTAATCTAGGCGAATCGGGAATTGGATTTGATATACCAGCGCGGCGTTTTTTAGCAGCAGCAATTCCACTCATTATATTCTCTATATTCGATTCTCTTTATTATATATTCTATTTATTATATATTTTCTCTTATTTTAATTATAAAAATAAATTAAATGAAATAATTTGAGAGAATTCTTTCTCTGTCAAACTTATAGAATAAATGGATCTCTTACAAGAAACTGGGCATGAATCTAAAAAAACATTTCTAAATCATGTTTTTTCTGGATCAGAAGAAGGTAAAGCAGAGATTTTAAATGTCGTTCAATATGCGGGTATGGGTATTATTCCTATTGTTATCTTAAATAAATTAATCCAGCGATTTATTCCAGAAGCTGATACAGAGAAATCTAGTTTAGAACTTTTAGCCGAAATATTCATTCAACTAATTGTAATGTTTTGTGGAATTATCGTAGTTCATCGAGTCATTACCTATTTCCCTACATATAGTGGATTTAAATACGAATCACTCACTCTAACAAATGTAGTTTTAGCATTCTTGATTATTGTCCTCAGTATTCAGACAAAATTAGGTATTAAAGTCAATATACTAGTTGATCGTGTCAGTGAACTATGGAATGGAACATCCTCTGACGATTCAAATATACGAAAAAATGTTCGTGTAAGTGCGCCAATGGCTGGACATATTCCTAGTCAAGCAGATTTCTTAGATAATAGTCAAATCCAAAATGATATGTTCCCTCCTGCGCCAGTTGCTACTAGTCGCCCATCGAAATCGAATACAGATGCTTTAAATCGTAATAATGATTTTGGATCATATATGGGACCTATGGCCGCAAATAGTGTATTAGGTGGTTCGTTCGGCTCTATGTTTTAGATTTTCATATGCGTTATAATTTATAACTTATAATATATATTATATTATTAATATATGTCGTATTTTCATTTTTTAAATGAAATTAATAGTAAACAAATAACAACCATATTTGAACTAGGTAGTCGGGATTTAATTGATGCTACTAATTTATTAAATCATTTTACAGATAGTAATCTATATGCATTTGAATGTAATACAGATTGTTTAGTTGAGTGTAATAAAAATCTATCTAAGTTAGAAGAGAATAAAAAGAATAGATTATTTTTAATTGATAAAGCAGTATCCATAACTAATGGAGATGTTACATTTTATCCATTTGATTTACAAAAATATAATAATATGGGAGCTTCATCTATGCTAAAGATTAATTTTTCACTTAGAAATAAAGACGATCCTGATTATAATTTACCAAACCCTCAAACTGAAATTAAAGTAAATGGGACAAGATTAGATACGTTTATTGATGAAAATAAAATTAAAAACGTAGATTTACTATGTATTGACTTACAAGGTTATGAATTAAACGCGATCAAAAGTCTAGGAGTTCATTTAAATAAAGTTAAATATATAATAACAGAATGTAGTATAATAAGCTCATATACGAATGGTGCTAATTTTACAGAGTTAAATGAATATTTAACTACATATAATTTTAAATACGTTTCAAGTAATAAATTTGGTAAAAACTATCCCGATTTATCTTTAAAAGGTTATTCAGAATTTGATGCGTTATTCATAAATGAATCGCCACATTGTTGCCATTAAAATCGTATTTAGGAATATCAAAAAATAACCATATATTCACACATATAACGAATTACTTACTTGTACTAATATATTATGATTTTATAAATTATAGTATATTATAGAACATTCTAAGAAATGTCAAAAACAGAAATAATGAATATGGAATATTCCGAAATAATAAATAAAATAAATAACGTAAGAATCAACACTAAGAAGAAAGAGGATTTCGGTGAAGTGCCGACGCCCATTCAACTAATTGAAGAAATGTTAAATCGTCTACCCACAACAGTATGGAGAGATCCACATAAACGATGGCTAGATCCTGCTACAGGTATCGGGTCGTTTCAAATGATTGTTTATGAACGATTAATGAAAGGACTTTCTAGTTGGGAATCTAGTGTTACAAAACGCCATCATCATATTATCAAAAATATGCTTTTTATGTGCGAGATAAATTCATCTTCTATTACACAAGTAAAAAAAGTATTTGGATCACATGTAAATATTTCAGGGGATTTTCTTAAACACGATTTTAAAGATTCGTTTGATATTATTCTAGGAAATCCACCATTCAATGAAGCACAAGAAACAGGTAGTGGAAAACGCAGTACAGGAAATACCATCTGGATAGATTTCGTAGAAAAATCTCTAGACATTCTCTCGAAAAACGGCTATTTATTATTCGTACATCCACCTGGATGGAGAAAACCCACTACCGAATCCTCTAAAACGGATGGTCTCTATAAGAAAATGGCTCTAGATCACCAGATTGTTTACTTGGAAATTCATAATAAATCCGACGGGGTAAATACATTTGGGGTACAAACAAGATACGATTGGTATCTACTATCTAATCGACCTTGTTATAAAAAAACGGTTGTTAAAGACGAATTTTCTATAATTCATTCCATAGATTTGAGAGAATGGCAATTTCTACCAAATAGTGAATATTCTCTCATAAAACGCATTCTTTGTTCTAAAAATGATCCGCCAGTAGATATTATTTATAGTAGAACCCAATATGCTACAGATATGGAATGGGTTAATGAAACGAAAACTGACGCATATAAATATCCACTTATTCACTCGACCCCGAAAAAGAGTGAAATACGAATGTTCTGGACGTCTACGAAAGAACCTCCTATACGAAGTGAGATTATTCCCATGTATGATATTCCAAAAGTTATATTCGGCGAAGCGGGAATAAATACGGCTATTTTAGATAATGGTGGAAAATATGGACTTACACAGTGTGCGATGGCAATTCCTATAAAATCAAAGAAAGAAGGAATCGCTATAAAATTGGCATTAGAAAGTAGTATTTTCGAGAGAATTATCAACGCAATGAGTTTTGGAAATTTTAGAATCGATTGGAGAATATTTCTATTTTTCAAGAGAGATTTCTATAAATATTTTGGAAAAATGAAACATGAAAAAACGCAAAAACTTATAAAGAAAAAGAAAAGGTCGGTTTCTCGAAAAATTCGGAAACATTCTCTCGAATAAACGGAAATATTGTTTCAATTATTCTCGCACATTCTATTGCTACTTCTCGATGTTCTTTCTGTGTTCCATTTCCCGAACGTAATTGAATATAATGTATCCAAGACCTCAATGTTCCATTCATATATATTCTTGAAGTCGTCATTCCTTCGGGTAAAACTGCGCGAGCTTGCTCCTTTGCAATTCCTTTATCTAATGCCCAATGATATACATTAGTAGAGAGAGTCGCAATCTCCGTCTGTTTTTCGATCCATTCTTTCTCTAATTCTGTATTTGACGCAGAATCTTCGAGTTCGATACTATTTTGTCGATTTTTCGTATCTTGAATTCTAGCTTCTCTCGTTTCCATACCTAAACTAACAACCGCATATCTCTGAGAGAATTCTTGAAAAGAAAATGACCGATGTCGTAAAATCTGACGACAGATATCACGCGTCGTTTCAATCTCTAGGCAGATGGATACCATTTCGAATGGAGACCAATGTTGATTTTTGATTAAGTATCGGATTAATTTATCTCCATTTTCGAGAGATGCTTGATTTGCCGGGTTCGATACCCTTGCACAATATGTTACCATCTCTGTTAAAGAAAGGGCAGAATTATCGACGGGTGGTTGAGAGTATGATATTAGAGAAACACGCATTATAAAAAATATAATATTATTATTTTATATTTATTTTATACATATACTATGTATGTTATATAATATCATCACGATTTTTATATAAAAACACTTAAACATAATAGTTATTATATAATTATGGAACGCATAATAACTATTCTAAAACGCTTTATACCAAAACAACTTCCTAAACCTCTCGGTAGATGGAAAATAGAAAATTGTAATAAAAAAATTGATCATAAAATCGATTTATCGAATGAAGACCACTGTGGTCCTTGTGGACAATATGCATTAGAAAAAATAGAATTAAAAACTAATAAAAAAATAGTAAAAGTTAAGACTTAGTATTCTATTATATGTGATTCGCAAAATCTAAATTCTGCATCATTTCCATACGTTTAATAGATTCTTCGAACGTATTTCGATGATCCATACCAGAAAATAGATATTCCGTATTTGGACTCTCTTCATTCTTCTTTATTTGTTTATAAACTTCATTTATCTTATTCACTACATTCTGTACCGTTTCTTTATTACTTATAATCTCTATATTCGTTGAAACCTGTTCGGTCAATAATGCCACCGCATAATATAATAAATATCTGCGACGTTTACATGCAGCAGGAGTATATTTTATACAAAACAGAGAGAATATCGCTTTTAGAATTTTCTCGATAAATGGCGTCGTCTTTCTCTCAAATAAACAATCCCAAATTAACCAAATAATATCTCTCTGAAACTTTATATCTACAGGAACATACGTTCGTTTTTTACAATAGGTCGGTGATCGACGATTACGACAGAGTATATCAAACTCGATAATCCATTCTATCCAATAAGATGCATTTCGCATATTTGGATTTTCTTCCGAAATACAATATGCGAATTCGTTAATCGGGATAAAGATTTCTTTTGGATCTTCTTTTAAGAAAATAGTTTCGATAAAATGAACATTTGGTGCTTTTAATCTCTCGGTCATTTGTGTCATATCGAATTCTTCTGTCCGATTTATCTTAATAGATTCAAAACTATGTTTTTTATTTGAGAGAGAGAGCATACAAATAACCTCGGCAAACAGGCCGCGAATCTTACTCGAATTTCTTAAATCTAATTCCGTCACGTATAATCCTTGCGCCATAATATTGCGAAAAATATTATATCGCATTTCTAAATAGATGGCGAGTTTTGGATTTCCTAAATGAATATGCTTTCCGACATAATGAATAATCGCTTCCCATAATTCCATATAGTGACCGGCGCAAATAAGTTCGGCCGCCCAATAACATGATGGTTCGATTTTCCCATTTACCATATTTTGAATCAATTGATTACGGACATCGGTCTTTTTATATTTAGAAAATGTAACTCCTTTAAATTGTCCCGTGGTTCGAATATCGTTTATGAGAGAATTCGGTGGAACATCGCTCATTCTTTATGATAGAAAATATTATAATACTAAATGTTGCGAAAAGAAAAATGGGACAAAATCGCGCGAAAAATCAAAAATAAAAAAATACATATGATGTATTCTAAATTTATGTACTCGATTTACTAATATTATTACAAAAATTGATAAAATTTATCATCATAAATATATATATATATATTATATGAAAAAAACCAAAGTATTAAACAAATTTAGGCGAAAAACTAGACACAATAGAAGAAAAACCCGTAAATATTTGAAAAAGAATAGACGAACATTAAAAGGCGGTACAATAGATATTAGTAATTATGAAACAATGAAGGATAAAAAACAAAAACTTGAAGATAGTTTTCAACATTTTGATAACGCAAAAAATGAAATTTTAAAAGTTTTACATACAGATGATACATGGAAAAATTATCAAACCATATTAACACGGTTGTTATATAGTAGTAGAACATTACCATTTGGTTTTAATGTGACTTTAAGAGCTATTGACGGTATACTACTAGCATGTATTACTAATTTTTCTCGTGATTTTAATAAAATGTTTGAAGAATTGAAAAAACAAAAAATAATAAATGGTTGTAATGATAATAATTGTCAACAATCATGGACAATGGAGTATACACGATTCAAAATAAGGTTTGTATTTGGGTTTATTATTGCATATTATTATAGAAATCCAACAAAATTTATAGATGATAAATACTTAAAATCATTTACTTCAGGTTCCTGGGTACTGGGATTGGTTTCACCATTTGTATCTCATCTTATTTACTTAGGCACTCATCCGGCAGAATTTGCTATATGTAATCCTATATCACAACATTTGTTGAAGGTGCAATATTCAAACTTTTGTCCGGTTATAGAAGAGTTAGAAGCTTTTATCAGAGAAAATGAATTTAATGTAAGTGAAAACGAAGTTATTACAGAACATATTTTTAATTTTATAAACGCAATCAAAAGAAAGAGTTATGGAACTCTAGAGTATTTTGTTCCTTTTATAAACACTTTGTTTAATGATAGTCTTAATCCTCATAAAATAGAAGACATTTTTTACACCTTTTATAATGATAATAGTGATAATGAAACCGAAGAAATAGACATGTAAATTATATTACGAACATGATATGAGTAAAGTTATAACGAAATAAATGATTATTGTATTTATAACAAAAATATTTATATATTATATATGTCATCTAAAAAAGCAACCGCTCGTAAAAAATCCCCCTCTAAAAATCGAAAAACGCAAAAACTCGTCAAGACAGACAAAACAGGAAAAAAAGACGTGAAAAAATGCGAAAATACGAAATGTAAAGAATGGTTAAAAGATGCCGCTAAAGCTGACGCAAATGCGAAACAAACAGAGGAGAAAAGATACAATGAATTAATCCAAAAAGAGAAAAAAGTATGTAGTAATAAATCCGACGAATGTGAAGAAATCAAAAGGAACATTAAATATAGTAAAAAAGAATTAAATTCGTTAAAAAATCAAAAAAAGAGACAAGCTTTTGTATTATTAAAGTGTAAGGAATATTTATGTAACGTAGGATGTAAAGGCACTATAGTCGAAGATGGAAAACCAAATGCAATATCAGACGCATTATCTAAACGGTTTCAATATGATAAATCAACTGTAAATTTTTTAAAACAACAAAGAAAAGAAATATTCGGGAAAAAAACGTCTGTATTAGAAGACGATTTTTACGAGGGTCTAGACCCTAAGTGTGTTAAAAAGTTAAAAAAAGAAGGTGCGATTTCAGGATGTTTTCTAAGATTATAATTTTTACAAATATAATATTAATATTATATTTATATATTATATATGTCATCTAAAAAAGCAACCGCTCGTAAAAAATCCCCCTCTAAAAATCGAAAAACGCAAAAACTCGTCAAGACAGACAAAAGAGACAAGATAGACAAACCCGGAAAAAAAGACGTGAAAAAATGCGAAAATACGAAATGTAAATTATGGTTAGAACAGGCCGCTAAAAATTTCGCAATTATCAAAAAGAATGTGGAAAAAATTTATAATACAAAACTAGAAGAAGAAAAAAAAGTATGTGGTTCTGAAAAATCCGACAAATGCGAAGAAATAAAACTGGATATTGAATCTAGCAAAAATGTATTAAATGCATTTAATAATAAAAAAAAAGCTAAAGAAAGGAAAGAGTTGGAATTATCAATATGTAGGAAATTATATTGTAACGAAGGATGTAAAGAAAGTATATTCGAAGAAGGTAATCCTAATGTATTACCATCATCATTAATTAAAAAGTATAAAAAGAATAAAGTAGGTATTGATTTTTTAACGCACGAGCGAAAAAAAGTATTTGGAAAAAAAAAGTCTGTATTAAAAGACGATTTTTACGATGGTCTAAAACCATCTGATATTAAAAGACTACAAAAAGAGGGTGCGATTTCGGGTTGTGTTCAAAAAGTATTATTTTATCATTAAACAATAAGATGAAATCTATTATTTCATTCGTAGGATACGGATTTTTATATTTATTCGTGTTTTTATTTATTTTTACAGTAATCTATCAAATATATATCTATCGTTTTGAATTAAAACCTCACGGTTGTATGAACGACAAATGTATAAAGAAACGTAATGAAGATAGGCAATTTAGTCATTCCTAGACATATAAACTTTGTGCGGTTGTAATATATTTTAGAATAGATGAATCTATTTTCGATAATTTATGTAGAAATTCGACATTTCCCATTCTCTCGGCTACATTCATCCATTCTTTTGTAATGGTAGAAACTTTTAGAATCGCCTTTGTAAAATCTCCAACGGAGAGTCCTTTTTCATAAATGGTTGTTTGGATGAAATATTTACATTCTTCTTCTGTAAAAGATTCTATCCATCCAACAATTTCGTCAATTAAATCGTAGTTTAAGATAGATTCGTATTGAATTCCCGTATTTAAATCGAGACTACTTTCTAAAATATCGAATTCGTCAATCATCTCTCGAATTTCGTCAATCTTTTCTTTCATAAATATATTTTCCGAATGATATTTAAACTTTCGAATATCTTCTGGAACGCGGATATCGGTAAATGCAATCATTAATTGGACGAGTTGCCTCTCGGTAAAATCTTTCATAAAGTTCCATTTTGATATAATGGTCGCACTGATAATAGGATGGATTTCTGCGATATTCGTCGCGATTTTTCCAGAATTTGATAGTCGAATGGTATCTGTCGACATCCCAGAATTTGATAGTCGAATGGTATCTGTCGACATCCCAGAATTTGATAGTCGAATGGTATCTGTCGACATCCCAGAATTTGATAGT